CATTTAAGTACATTAATACGACCATCATAGACAAAGAAACTATCGGTACCCATCCAGTAAACATTGTTGTTAACACTTGCATAAGCATTAGGGCCCATAATGTTAGTGTCATTAGATAAAAGTTGTAGCCCAAATACTTCCGCGGTTCCTAAAAATTGTAGTGTGCTAAGTGATGTATCAGTCCATATAAGGGTTTCTTGTCTTACGTTAGCTGCTGATACTATTTTAGATCCTTCTTTAACATATAAGAACCCTGCACTGTTAGCAAGTTCTGGTTTCCACACTTCTGGTTTAGGTCCTATATCTGCATTAACATCCGCCCATCTAATTAACATAGGGTCATATGAACCTACTGAGTAGTTAACACTTTGGTAGCTTCCTACAACAGAGGCAGGAGACGTGGTAGACGCTGCTAGGGTATAGGTAAAAGTTGTGGTGCTTGTTACTGTAATTTGGTATGTGCCTGAGTAAGCCGTTGTCGTTTGACCAGAAAGGTAGACCCAGTCATTAGTATTTAATCCATGAACAGTACCCGTAGTTACGGTGGCTGTTGTAAGTGAACTTGTAATACTTGTAATACTTACTCCTGGATCTGATGTCTCACTATATTCACTAGCCCCCAAAGATAGTAAATGCCCACTAGGTGCAAAAAGTATTTTTTCATTTTCAGTAGGTACCGCTATAGCGCCAGATATAGAGCTTAGTAATACTGCTCTAGAATTAAAAGTACTATCATAAGTCCAATAATAAATAGCCCCTTGGTTATTTAATGCAAACACAAGATCATTATTAAAGTTATCCATAGATATCAATCGAAGATCAACAATAGCTGGGAGAATAGAAGCACCTCCCCATGTTCCTCGACTCCATGTACCCGCACCCCAACCATAGCCTGCAATAGAAGAGTCTGCACCAATATTAATCTGGAAAGCCGCCGTAATACTTGTGCCACCCCCTGTAGCTGCTGAGGTCGCTGTACCCGCAGTTTCAATAGTAAATGTATTACCAGATAAAACCGTTACTTCATACTCTAAATTAAGTATTGCTGCTGATATTCCACCAACTGCCGTTGAACCTGCGAAAGTAACAAAGTCTCCTGTAACAGCGCCATGTGCCGCAAGGGTGACTAAGACTTGTCCTTCAGTACCTACAGTGGTGTTAGTAGTAAAACAATTATCTGTGGAGGGAGTAGTAGCTGTAGTATAAGTTACACGGATAGGAGTAATATCAAATAGTTGAGTACCTACACGTATATATATTTTTTTTGAAGTTGCTAATCCTGCAATTTCGGCACCTGTATCGATAGCATAAACAAATAGTTTGACCGCTTCTCCTACATATTGATCAAAGGTTTCAGCTTGCCAGCCGCCTATTTTTTCAGCAAAACCATCTCTAAACCGTATCATGTCGCCATCATACCAACCGCCCATTTGAGCAAGGTTCGTGCTATCTCGGTTTATGCCAGGTCTGAATTTTAATTTACTAAGCGGCATACTTTATCCTTTTAACATAAATAGCGCATGTTCTGCTATTCGTCTTCTAATTAATCCTTTAAGCTTTCGTCCTCCGGCATAGCAATATTTTAAAAGAACTTCACCAGCTCTCTTTTTATCACCACGTATAAAAGCCGAACGAACTGTACTCCTTTGAAAGCATCCCAAGCCAAGATTAAAGCTAAAACTGACAAGAGCATCAAACTCAGATTGCGTTGGTTTTCTAAAATGTAATAAACGAAGGACTCCATTTTCAAATTTTAATAAGTCTTTTTTTAATAAGTTATCTATTTCGTTATCTGAAAGAGTGCGATTCCATGAAGGGAGTAGTTTATCACCATAACTAATAAGATGACCAACGCCGATAGTCCAATAGCCACCAGGGCATTTATAAGGGGTTGAATGTACTCCTTCAAAATGTTTTATAAGGTCTATACCTTTTTCTGATATATTCACTTATTTTTGCCAATGTCTAGACCCAAACCAAAAGCCAATAATGGAGGCTAAAATAGCCATTTCTTCGTTACTGAATATAATCTTCATTGCTTCTGCATAATTAGTTCCAGTAGATATAGCCCAATACAATCCTACAAAATCGACCACCAAAAGAATAATAACAAAAACATAGGTGATAATGGGGCGAACACTAGCACGAAGATTAATAACCCAAGTAGATGCCCCTTCCGCAGACGCTTCGTCGTTTTTATATAAGGCCACTCTTTCTTGAGTGTAAGTTTCCATGTTAACTTGGTCTGTTTTGTACTCTTCAATTTTTTCTTGAGATGCAAAACCTTTTTCAGCCATTGCCAAAGTTCTTTCCATTTCAATTTTAGCCATGTTACATTCATGTTTCTGATCGCTTTTTTGTTCAAAAAACTTTAATACATTAGGTAATCCTGATGTAGCAAAACCTAATACTGCTGATAGTATCGATAACATATTTTAAGTCCTTTTATTCATCTGCTGGTTCTGGTGTGTTACCTTCTGCTAACCATTCTAGGTATTCTTGATAGTCTGTGTTGGCTTCGTCTTTAGGGATATAAGCTTCATCTGATAATCTAATAATAAGGTTAGAGGGCTCTCCTTGAGGTGTGTCTTTTACTAATTTATAATTTTCTGTAGTCATAATTAAAGCTCCGATGAGATGGTTGTTCCACCATTAATTCTTGCATATACACCAGCAGATGCGTAACTACTAAACCCACTCTGACCTGATACTTGTACTGTTGGAACTGTACCTCCTGCCGCCAGAACAACTGTTGGTGCTGCTCTTTTTGTAGTCTGATAAAAATAATTAGAATAACCAACTTGACTACTAGGACCAGGAGTTCCATAGAATCCATTTCCATCGTTTGTTATTACAACCTCAAAATACCTCTGACACAAAGCTAACTGTTGTCCGTATTGTAGGTGTTCAAATGGTGTTGTAGTTGTATTTGCTTCTAGTTGTATGCCTGTAAAAGATATTTCATTTGATGTACTTGCTGATATATCTATTGTTTGTCCTGCAGCTAAATTTGCATTAGCATAAGTAGACCAAGTTGAAGATAATGTCCCTGAATTAAAGTTTGTCCCAGCAGCTAATACAAAATTTACATATATAGAAGCATTAGCATTGTTAGGAATACTACTTGATGTATCACCAGCAAAAGTTACTGTTTTATATTCCCATGTATTTGCTACATCTATGGTGTAAGTTTTACCTATTTGCCTACTACTAGTTACTGAGTAAAGGTATGCTATAGCAGTTCCTGTTAAATTAGATTTAACCCAAAATGATAAAGTAGTTGATTTAGCACTTGCAGTTCCATATCCAAGTTGTTGTAAATTTTGACCTTCAAATACTTGTCGATGAAGATTTAAACTATCTACACCCGTATATGCAGTAGTACAATCATATTTAATACTTTGTGAAAATCCATCTGCAAAAGGAGCATTAGCAGATGTTAAGGCTGTTTGTGCTTGAGTATAAGTTCCTCCACCAGAAAATGCTTGTCTCCATCTATCAACTGTATAATAGCCAGCAGTAGTAATTCCAGTAACACTCGTAGCTCTCTGTGCTATCTGCATATTACCATTGATGATAAGGTTTTTACCTACAGGAGCAGAGGGTTGTAATGAGCCATCATTATATGTAATACCATTAGTTCCATTGATTGCTATACTCATGATAATTCCTCGTCTGTTGGTTTAGCAAGGGTTGGATGTTCCCATTTTGCTATATAAGCACCTTTGCCATCACAGTTGTCTTGTAACACAATTGTTCCTTCCATTGGCTCAAAGTCTTCAGTTGTTAGCTCTGGATATATTGTCATTATTTTTTCACTTAAAGTCATCTTGTCTCACCTATGTTATTAGTCTATGTCCACAAAAAACTGTATGTTGCCCTGTATTTAGTGAAAGTCCTGAAGCAGTAATAGCTCCTTGCATATACGCAAATATTTCTAAATAATCTCCAACATTTAAATCTAATAATGTAGTCAATGCTATTGAATTTGCGGAAAGTGGATTTGAAGCATTATTATTATATGCGTATTTTGCAATAGCATTATTTTTGTAAAGATACATGACAGCAAGATTTAAATTAGAAGCACTTGTTGCGAGTCGTAGGTGAGCACTAATTGAATATATACCAGCCTTTCCTGTAGGCACAGTAAACCTATTAGTAGATGTATCAAAAGCATTATCAGTATCAAATAATTGATTATCAAATAGAGCTTTTGTTACAGTTATATTAGTTAAAGTTTGAGCAGTACCTAATTCAGCACTAAATGCTGGTGTGTTAGTTGCGGCAGATGTTGAAGTTACAATAGTTCCTGTTTCAGCAGGTAGTGTAATTGTATTAGTTCCTGCTACCGCAGGTGCTGCAACTGTAATAGCTCCAGACGTGTCTCCTGTTAATACTATATCAGCCATTATGCGTTCTCCTCATCAGCTGGTTCTGGTGTGTTACCTTTAGCAACCCATTCTAGGTATTCTTGGTAGTCTGTGTTTGCTGGGTCAAATGGGATAGAAGCACTATCTGATAAACGAATAACACCACTGTTAACATTATTAAATGAAAGTAATTTGTACATAATTAAAGCTCCGCATCTGCTATAAAGTGAAAATAGATTAAATTTGATACTGGTGTATAGGTGACACCACTAGTATTCTGTAGGCTAAATCCAGCTGTGCCAGTTTGCAAAGCAGCTCCAACTTTATAATTAGTTGTATTTCCATCTGCGACAGTTCCTGATGAGCCACTAGGAGAATAAATAATTATTGTTGGTATTGCTCTTTTTGAAACAACAAAAGGTCTTGAGCCTGCCATGTACCCAGTTATAGTACTATTTACAGTCAATGTCACCGCCCCTAAAGCGGTATTTGTCGTTGGTGCTACACCAATAGAATAAGACTTTTCATAATACCTCTGACACAACAATAACTGTGTTCCGTATTGTAAGTGTTCAAAAGGTGTTGCAGTATTTGTTTCTAGTTGAATTCCAGTTACATAAAAAGTTGCACCACTTGTAGCAATTACATTTGTTTGTCCTGTTACACCTTCTTTTACCGCAGACCCCCATGAACCAGCAGATGTTAAAATAGAACTTCCTGCACCTAAACTAAAG